TTAAGCCAACGCGCCGCGTCCAAGTTAGAAGTAGAGTTTTGCATTGCATAAAGTATCTGAGGTAAGCCTAAGTCATAGGCTAAAGATGGTCTGCCTTTCTTAGGCTTAGACTGTCTAAAGGCATCGGTGCTGTTCTGTATCATGGTCTTAATAAGAAAAAACTTGAAAATCTAAAAAAATCCGTAATAGCTTCCTTAAACACACCTTAACATTTTTTCTGATTTGTACATACAGGTATTCTAATAAAAGTCATTGGGTCTTATTATAATTCACTAATAAATATACTTATTCAAGTATTTTACTTATACACTTATTTTAACGTTCTTATACGTAATCTGGATTAATGTAAATTTATAAGTATAATATACTTAATCAAGTTCTTTACATGTTCTTATATACTTTAATACTGTAATATATGTATGAGCATATGCTTTAATATGACATGTATATATACTTGAATTATGTATTATATTAAGTCTCTTATATATACTTTTATGCTTACTGTTCCTTCGGAAGCAGATCCCGGAACATACTGTCCCTGTCAATTAGTTTGTAGTATTGTATACTAACGTTTACTGTTCATACATCATTTCATTATAGTTGTCCATTTCCCATTCCTCTTCCATCGCATTGTAGTCAATAATGGTTTGTTCATCATTCATAACTGGAATTGGATTACCATAATCGTCCCATGTCATTCCTGTTGTGTTGTCTATTTTACTACGTTTGTGTACCATTTTTAATATTACTTCTTCTAATTTATTTAATCGTCTCATTGCTTCCGTAGGTTTCGTTGTAGTATTGTTCACCAGTTATTGGTAGTGTACTTTCAGGATAATCAATTCCATGAACTGTTCCTTTGTTGTATGCAGTTTCAATTCTTTCCTTCTCCATTTCTTTGGCTTGTTCAAGGGCATCATGCGCACCCTTACTGCTTTTACAAGCACCGGGGATTTGTCCAAATAACCACTCAACTGCCGTTTGTTGTTTATTGTTTGTCATTTGTTGCCTCCTTTTTTTTATTTTCTAAAATATACAATTTGATTCAACCTATCCGAATAAATTCCATCTTCATTTTCAAACCTAATGATGTTAGGGCTACCGCCAAAAGTTGGATTTTTAATGTCAACGGCAAGTTTCATTTGTTTGCCCAATGCAATAATCTCATCGTTGCTCAAATTGTTTTGAACTGGGATGTTGATGTAAGTCACATCTTCTTGGTAACTTTTGATTTTTAGAGTTAAGTTTTTCATTTTTTATTATTTTTATTATGATATAAAGATAATATCAATACTTCATATTTCCAACCAAAATGTTAATAATTTATTTATAAATTTGATTTCTAAAATTACTCATTACCCAATCCATTTTAATATCGTTTATCTCACGAACTTCATCTTTGATTATTACGTTTAAGTCTTTATCCCATTCACTTCTTTCAAATACACATTCTAAATCTACGGTCTTACCTGATTTAGTTGACTTAATTACCTTAATATTTTTTAAGCCGTATGCTGTCCATTTAGATGCAAATTCAAACCTATCATTAACATTCCAATCAACGCCGGTGGTCATTAATTCATTGATAATGTTTTGTTTCTTTTCTTCACTGATAAAATTTTCAATATTTCTTATTTCGCTCTCAGCTTTATACAACTTATCTTTAAGATCATTACATTGATCACTGTCTTTAGACTTACTATTAATGACATGTAATATCGATTCTTGATTATAAAGAATTTTTTCAGACAACTTACCAATAAACATCATACGCTTAAATTCAAATTCGTTATCGCATCTAGTCATATAATAATTTAACTCAACTGATTTTACATTTGAATTTGACCGATAATATGATTCGGTTACTGAGGCAATCTCTTTGTTACCAATCATAAACATAATATTCAATACATTCCATTTGCAAGTTTCAATTGAAACGCTTGGATATGATTTTAATTCATCGCTAAATACAATTTCAAATTCCTCAACCTTTTCTTTAGCTATAATACTTTCAATTTGTTCAATTTGGGTTTTCAACTCATTAACTACGTTAATGGCAACTTCTTTCTGGTCGAGCAACATTTCAATTTTTTTCATATTTCTTTCTTATTTCTATTATGATATAAAGATAATAGCTTTATTTCAGAAAACCTAGAAAAATGTTAACTTTTTTAACTTTTAGTAGTCAGGACAGGATTCGAACCTACAAGCCCTGCTCGACAGCGAGGAATGGTTTTAATTAATGTGGGCTTCCTTCCCATTACCGTACTTGCGTGTGCCTTTCGCCACCTGACTAATATTATTACATCATACCGTTCATATTCGGCATTGGTAGTTGATTGGGTTCTTTAATATCAGAAAGAACACATTCCGTTGTTAAGATCATACTAGCAATTGATGCTGCATTCTCTAACGCTACACGCGACACCTTTTTAGGATCAATTACTCCGGCACTAATCAAATTTTCATATCGATCAGTACGAGCATTATATCCGAAGTCGTTAATACCCTCCATCACCTTTTGAACTACGATACTGCCTTCAATGCCGGCGTTAGCAACTATCTGACGAAGTGGTTCTTCTAATGCTCTACGTATAATTTGAATGCCTGTATTCTCATCTTCTGTGTCGCCGGTAAGATTCGTTAAAGCTGAAATAGCTCTGATTAAACTAACACCGCCGCCTGGTACAATGCCTTCTTCGATCGCTGCTCTAGTAGCATGAAGTGCATCGTCTACACGGTCTTTCTTTTCCTTCATTTCAACTTCAGTAGCTGCGCCGATGTACAATACTGCAACACCACCGCTTAACTTCGCCAAACGCTCTTGAAGTTTTTCACGATCATAATCAGAAGTAGTATTACTGATTTGTGCTTTGATTTGCATAATACGATCCTGAATTGATTCTTTTGCGCCGGATCCATTAATAATAGTAGTTATGTCTTTATTAATAGTAATTTTTTCGGCTACACCTAAATCATTTAAAGTAACATCTTCTAACTTACGACCATGGTCTTCGGATATTACAGTGCCACCTGTTAAGACAGCAATGTCTTGAAGCATTTCTTTTCTGCGATCGCCGAAGCCCGGTGCTTTAATAGCAGCAACTTTAAGTGATCCTTTGATTCTGTTTACGACTAATGTACCTAATGCTTCACCATCTACATCTTCAGCTATGATTAACAATGCCTTTCCGCCATGAACTACTTTTTCTAAAATAGGAAGTAATTCTTTCATTGTAGAAATCTTTTTATCAAAGATTAAAATATGAGCATTATCCATTTCTACTTGCATCTTTTCTGGATTAGTAACAAAGTATGCACTTAAATAACCGCGATCAAACTGCATACCTTCTACTACATCCACTGTAGTCTCGGTGCCTTTTGCTTCTTCAACCGTAATTACGCCGTCTTTACCCACTTTCTTCATCGCCTCAGCGATTAATGAACCAATCTTAGGATCGTTATTAGCTGATATAGTAGCTATGTTTTCGATCTTGACATTATCATCGCCTACTGGTATTGCAATTTCATTTAACTTATCTACCGCAGCAATCACTGCTTTGTCGATTCCGCGCTTCAAATCCATTGGATTCGCACCGGCAGCTACGTTCTTCAACCCTGCAGTAACAATTGCTTGAGCTAATACTGTTGCGGTAGTAGTACCATCTCCGGCAATATCTGCTGTCTTTGATGCTACTTCTTTTAGTAACTGAGCACCTATATTTTCAAGAGGATCTGATAATTCAATTTCCTTAGCTACAGTTACTCCATCTTTAGTAACATGAGGAGCTCCAAATTGTTTACTGATAACCACATTTCTTCCTTTGGGTCCTAGTGTAACTGCTACTGCTTGTGCAAGTTTACGAACTCCCTCTTGGAGCCCTTTTCGGGCTTCTTCGTTATAATATAACTGTTTTGACATAATTTATTTTGTTTTATCGTTTAATATTGTTAATGATTTACCTTTATTCCAAGGAGCTTTTCCTTTTTTAGCATCTGACATTTTTTTTCTAGTTTCGTCTGATATCCCTTGTTTACCTTTATTCCATGGCACTTGATTTTTATTTGCTTTAGATAAATTCTCAGAGTGTTCTTTAGTTCGAGGTGGTTTAGGTTTTCCTTTTAATGAATCACTTCGCTTTTGATTAGATTCTATACTCTGTGATTTTCCATACCAAAATCCTTTATCACCACGCTGTGAGTTGCCTATTTTTTTTCGCGTGTCCTCAGAATGATTAATAACTTGCAATTTTCTAGCAGCTTTAATTTTTTCACAAATTTCAGTTCGATTTGGATTATTTGTTATATTATCGCCGCCAAAACCACCTTCTCCTATATTATAATAATTTTCAGATACACACGCATTATGTATTGAAATCCAATATTTTTCTCTTTCCGCCATATGGTCATCATTTTCACAATATTCTAAAATTTCTTTTTTGAAATTTTCTTTTCCGTATTTTTTTATAGCTTTCACTAAAAGCTTTCCGCTGCCTAGATATTCTGGATTATTATACTTATCTTTTCCAATATATAATTTTCCATTAATAAGATTAGTTGTTTTATAAATTATCATAATTCTTTTATTAATAAATATGATAATAGTTACTTTAACCGCATTAGTGGGTCGTAACTTTTACTGCGTCAGCTAATGCATCTACACCACGTTTCAATCCATCGCGTGCATTTACATTAAAATCTATTTTCTTTGCCATATTTTTTACTTTGTTTGTTTTAATATACTACGTACTTGTCTAAGTCTTCTAATTCACTATCCCAACTAGTTAATACAAATTTCAATTCCAAACGTATGATTTTAGTTTTATTCTCATCACACCATGCCATCGCTACAAATCCACCAGTACTATTTTGAATACCTTCTAACCAATGTTCATCTTTATATTCATATAATCTACTAAACGCAGCATCTTTAAGTAATCGATGTGCTTCATTTCTCAATTGATCAATTGTAGGTACGCCAATACCCGCCCACTTCCAATCTAAAGCAAACATTGCATTTTGTACTTTAATAAAATCGAACTCATGTATGATATTGTTAATCATAACTTCAGTTGGATCAACTTTAGCTGTTTTAGGTTCCCCGGCCATTTTATTAAGCAAGGTCCTTAGCGTTTCTAATTCTTTAAAATTTAAATTTTCTGAATTCATAACTTATTTTATTTTAACTAATTCACTAATCATTGTTGCTATATTATCAGGCGTGCAACTTGCCATTACATATGTTTCTTTATTGGCCAGTACATCCCAATTATTACCATTCCATTTCATCCAATCATTATCATTATTCCAAGCTGCTACCTCAGCTGTTGTTTTTCCTGCATCGCAATAGCTTCGGCCATTAAATTGTACACTGATTGTACATTTATTATCGAATGTCATTTGAAATCCATGATGCCAATCATTGTTTTCTGCTTTAAAATTCATATTCTTTCTTGGTTTTTAAACTTTTTTAGACTAGTCCATGTCCTTAGAATTGACATACAATCCGGCTTTGATCTTTTGATGTATTTTTTCAATTTTTTGTCGACGACGCCTGGCTCTAATTGATATAATATTAATAACTAGAGCCATAACTACTATAATAGCTATGATTATCATTTTTGTTTAAATTTACGTTGCAAGTAATTTTTGTTATAGGCCATAACACATAACCATATTAGGCCTATAACCATACACGAAACTAATTCTGCCATTACTTGTTTTCTAATTTAGCTTTATACTCCGCCCGCATCTTTGCAATTTCTTGTCGCCATGTATCTGGAAATTGTGCTCTAAGTACTTCTAACAACGTCGCTGGAACTCGTGCAGCATTACCTTTAGATTTTTTCATGTACTTGTCCATTACATTGAACGCTTTGTCCGACCCGCTTTCGCCTTGATAACCTTTTGCCATATTTTATTTTTTATTTCTTATTATGATATAAAGATAATAGCTTTATTTCAGAAAACCTAAAGCTTTTTTAACTTTTTTTGTTATACTATAACTTTAGGAATAAATTCGTTATTATCATGAACTAAATAACCATTTGATTCCAATGCATCGATCATGTAATACTTTTCGCCCATAGACTTTTTAGATGCGTTAACAGAATCAAATATACTTTTTACACCTGTATGTCCTACGATTTGAATTACTTGTTTCTTTAGACTAGTATCTTTATTTGCTGTTAGTAATGATGCAGGTCTAATCCAAATAGGAGTTTGATATACATTATCACCATATGGATCCCAGCCATCAAATTCAAAAATATTAGGTTTAGATATAAAGTAATCATTAATCAAATCAACTACATATCGTACTCCTTCTAAATTATCACAATGCCATCCATATGCGGATTCATCTTTTGATTTACCAAATTTGTTTTCTAACCAAATCCAACTGATCCCGGCGTGACTACATAATATGTTATTATGTAAATGAGCCATTTGCATATGTTCTAGGTTTTCTTGAATTGCTTCTTTGAACTGCCAAGCCAACGCTGACTGGTAACCTGAATATCCTATACCGGTGTAACCTGGCATATAATGATAATCATGATTACCAAAAAGCAATACTACTTCTTTATCAGAACTCTTTTTAAACTCTACAATTTCTTTAAAGTTATGCAATTGTATTACGCCTGATATATCAAAACTATCAAAGTAATCTCCTACGAATACAAACTTATCAGCATCTGATTCAGTTTCAACGATTTGTTTCCATGTATCTCTTCCATGAATGTCTCCTATAAATACTGTTTTCATATTATTTGTTGTCGTTATCGTCTTCTAATTTATTTAAATGTTCCCAAAGGACATTTGAACTTTGCCAAGTTTCTTTAAACTCAGGCTCATATGTTTTAATTTGATCTATTAGATCTTCTCGGTAACCTACATCATACGTATGTTTTTCTATAGCATACGCTAATTCATTTAAATGCTTTGGCCCGGTTAAACTAATTCTTAAATCATAGTTATGCCATTTAGTTTTATAGTCCCATAAAAAGACTCCGTTGGTTATCCTGTTATGTAATTGATTAAGAAATCTATTTCTAACTCGTACGATTGAATTATCATTACCAAATAAATGCAAGAACCGTAAAAACCATTTAGGACACCATCCTGGTCTAGCTTCACCATCCATCGCTATTACTAATGCATGTAACATGGTCTTTTCATCACTATAAGGTACCGATCCTAAATACGAATACTTTTCACTAAATGATTTAGGAAAGAAAATAGATCTGATATGATCCATTGTAATGTTTTGCGTATGAATCATACCTTTCTTCCTTCCTTTCCAAAACAATATACCATACTTGATATTATCTAACCGCTGTTCAAATGTCGGCGGCGTATAAAATTTACTATTTTTATTTATTTTCATAATTGTTATTAATCTTGATATGGTTCATATTCATATTCATCAACTATCATTAAAGTTGATATATTACATTCCATTTCGCGGAAGAGATCAGGCATCATAACGTTTTTGATGTCATTGGTTTTAAACCATACTCTACCATATTCATCATGATGGCATGTACATATATTAATAATTAATGCTAGTGATGGTTTGCAAATTACAAAATTGCAATAATCAAGTACTTTGTCTTTCAACATGTAATTTCCATTTTCTAATTTCATATTTTTTATTTCCATATCATAAAGATAATATCAATTATTCAAATAAACAAGATAAATGTTAAAAAAGTTTCAATAAAAGTAGTAGAGCTACTCACTACACTAGATCATCTACTGATACATTGCGTTGCGCTAGACATCGACGCAATTCATCACGTACCGTTTCTAGAAGTTTATACTCGCCGTCAGTATACGCATCTCCATTGTATTTTGTTTGACTTCTTAAATACTGATCAAAGTCCCATAATGCTAATAAATAGTTAACACCATTGTTAGCATAACGAAAGTCATTTTCTTCTTCCGGTAATTGATATTTTATAGTTAATTCTGGCATATTATCTTTGAGTTTTAAGAAGGTTACCTAAGTTTTTAATTTTTGGCATCGATGATTCAACGAACATATCACCAATTGCAATTTTCATTTCAGACCGCATATCAATAACCGGTCCAGATGGTGTCATTGACATTATAATGTGACCATAACCAAATTTTGTTCCTACTTTGGTTAATACTACCTCTCTAAATCCGTTAACTGATTTAAACATTACTACTGCGGCTACTTCCGGTTTTGCGTTTAATTTTTTAATTGTTTTCATATTTCTTTCTTATTTCTATTATGATATAAAGATAATAGCTTTATTTCAATTAAACAACCGAAATGTTAACTTTTTTTATTATTTTAATAAATATTCTGCCGTTGCAATATTTGTAGCCAATAATACATCATGTACATTGCATATACGTAACAACATACTTACATCTACTTGATGCGGATGTACATCTAATGGATCGATTAAGAAAATTACTAGGTCAATTTTACCCTCTACTATCATCGCAGCAATTTGTGCATCACCTCCCAACGGCCCACTTTTTAATTTTGTTACTTTAAGACTACCTACTTGTTCTATATGCGTACCGGTAGTGCCCGTTGCAATCAAATTAAAGTCTTTAAGTATATGAGCATACTTATGTACCAATCTAACCATTTCAGGTTTTTTGCCATCATGTGCAATACATGCAATTGTTTTCATATTAGTCCCACCAACCTTCAATTTTTTCTTCTATTATTTTAAATAATAAACGTCTGGCTTTATTATGGCTATCTATTACCGTTTGAAGTGCTTCAGGTGACCTTTCATCCAATTTATAAAGCTCATCATAATATTCTTCATTTTGTAATTTATTAATTAACCTAACACATGTCATCATTAACTCAGCATCTCGTTTAGAACTTTCATGCCAATTTCTTTCACCTAAGTGTTTAGCTTGCTTTTCTAATTTGAATTTTAGTACCTGATAGATATAATGATGATCCCAATCCCGGTCTTTCCAAATTACCCAAAACCATTTGTATAAGTTCTTAACCCCATACTTAATGTACTTGTGTTGATAAGGTAATTCCCATCGTACCCACCTGTACAATCTCCAATACCATTCGTTATAATCTTTCGACATATTTTGGTTTCTTTAAAAGTCTATCGATATTTGTTTGGTTAAATTTAACTAATTCACGAATTTGTTTACCTAATTCAGTATCATCGTGAATTTCATGAACTAGATTATCTAATTTTTCTAAGTATAATTCTAAAACATTACTTACCATTAGTGCGAATCTCCAATGTTATGTTTTTCTCCATAGATCAAGTAGTCCGGATTAATTACTTTGGCTATGTTATTTCGTTCTCCACTGTAATGTTTAATTACAATACCTTCATGCGGTACTTTAGTATCTCCAATAAAGTTGTTGAATACATACTTATCTTGTATTTCACGTGACCAGTTGCCATAGTATAAAATTGGAACATAGGATAACTCTAACTCGTTTGTAATAATATCCCAAGCATTATAAGTTGGCATATAGTTACCATCTATCATGACATCAAATCCCATGAAGTCGGTTTCGTGTAAGTTATAATCATAATTCTTTTGAATACCGGCTCCATAAACCTCTCCATATAAAACAATTCCTTTACCGATTGCATTAGGACCGCAATCTGTAGCATACATCCAAAGCTTTTCTTTAATACCCATACGCTTATTTATATCAGCCCATACATCGGTATCGTAAAAACCTTGTGAATCAGATCCTTTTTCAACGTTATGCGAACCATATACATACTCATACTCAGCCCATTCATTACCAAAGAAACGTTTTACTTTATCCCAAATAGACAATTTACTTTTCTTTACAATACCATAGCGGGCATTAGTACCATGCATCTTTCTAGTAATTTCAACTAAATCTTCTTCATTAAACATATCATTAACGTTTTTCAAATTAGGAAATTTATAATATACATGAAAATTAGGGTTACTTTGATATCTAATTTTCTTACCAGATGTCAATGTAATTTGTTTTACTGGCGGCTCATATTTAAAGATTTTTAAAGTATCCATCATATCATCGCCTTCATCCCATTTAGTATTAGCATACCCGGTTGCTTTTTTAGCAAATTCCAATGGAATGATCAAGCACTCTGAATATACACCCTTTAACTTAACAGTTCGAACACGGCCGCCTTTTCTTAAGTAATTAGTTACATTCATTACATCAGAAAGGTCTTTTGGGATGACTGCATCGGTAGTTGCAATAACAACAAAACCACCAACTTTATATTGACCCTTTTGCACAATTGCTTGCCAACCACCAGCTAATGCTACTTCAATATTATCTGCACCTGGAATTGGTACAATTTCACCGATACGTGCTACAAAACATACACTATTTTGATTTTCCATAATTTAGTCTATAATAGTTTCAATAGTATTCGGTACAATCCATCTAACACAATCTTGTGGTAAACGATTAATATGTTTATAATTGTTAATGTAACCCATCATATTAGCAGATCCAATTGCGTTAGCTGAATGAACCATTACTTTACAAATAGGAGCTCCATTCATCCATTGGTCTACTAACCATTTAGTACAATCCATTCCGGTCTTTTCTTTAATGTTATCATAGTTCAAAGAAAAGTTATGATATACATTAGTATGCCATTCCATGATTGCGGTATCGCCTAGGTCATGGTCTAAAGATATTAATTCAATATTATCTAATCCAATTTTAGTTACAGTATCTACAAACTCATCATAGTTTTTGACTACAACCCACTTTTCAGTGTCATTTGGAATTCTTATATCGTCTAAGTATATATTATATTTCATTATGATAAAGATAATAGCTTTATTTCAATTAAACAAGAAAAATGTTAAAAAAGTTTAACGAAGTTTAACTTCAAATCGATTTTCCATTTTATCTAATGTTTCTTCTGCAACGCCATGTATTGACTTATTACCATGGCGATTTTCTACAATCAAAGAAGTTACATTATACCCGTACGCAGCTGCTAAATCTAAATAAGGTTGCATTTCTTTTTGTGTTGTAGTAGTATTTGATACTACAATTTCTGAAAAGTATTGTCCATTTGTTTCTGCATTACGTTGCATTGCAGCTTCGATTGAAGCAATACACCATTCATGTGCCTTATGAAGTTTAAATGCATCAAATATGTATTCACCTTCTTCATTGATAAAGTACTTATCAGCTTCGAATATAACTCCGGATTGCCAAATAAAATTAGCAAATGATGACTTACCAGCACCAGGCAACCCTCTAAGTATAATTAAATTTTTCATGTTTTTAAAGATAATATCAATTATTCGTATTTCCTAATACTTTGTTAAAAATTTTCATGATGATCATACGGTAATACAAGTGACCGATTAGGTTGATTTTTCATTAGTTTAAGTACTTCATCCATTCCAATTGGATACAGATTATTTCCATCTACTCCAACATCAACTGCTTTACCAGACGCAATACGTTTATTAGGCGGCAAATGTATATGTCCATGTAAATGTATTACGCCGTCATTCATACCATCCCATGATGCAATAGGAAAATGCATTAATACGAACTTGTATTTATCCATTTCACCGTTTTTTACATGTGATGGTCGTCTAACATCTAAGTTAATGTAATGTTGAACAGATAAGAACATTTGTTGAACGTCTCCCTTATTCCTCTCTATATGATGATCATGATTACCCAACACTAAGTGGATGTTCTTACAAACCAATCTAGACCTGAATTCTTCAATTTTTTCAAATCCACTAAATGACCAATCACCTAAGTGAATCAAAATATCATTTTCGCCTACTACTTCGTTAATATTATTAACGAGCGCGGCATTCATTGCATCTAATGATTTAAAGTCTCGAGCATTGTGACTATCAGTCCACCGAGTAGTAGCTTTACATATATTTGCGTGACTGTAGTGTGTATCTGAAGTGAAAAATAATTTTTGGTCTTTTTCTAACACTAATTTCATAGTATAAATATAATATGAAATTTTCGTAATTCCTAATAAAATGTAAATTTAATCTGGATCAGCGGCTACATACACTGTATCGTATATTACTGTAGCTTTACGTAACTTTACCTTTTTCATGTTATCAATAACGGTATTAAGCGAATCAATTGCATGTATATTATGTTCATGATGCTCATATAAACATATTACCTGTTCTTGCGTTTTAAGTGTCATTGAATCTAATCTCTTTAATGATGAATCTAATTCATTAAAAATGTTTGGATTTTCAACTGTATATGACTGAAGCATAATAAGTATAAATACCGCAGTTAACGTAGCATATATTACTTTCATTTACGTGTAATTATATAATTTTGTAAATCTAAAATTTGTTTTTCTAATTTATTGATTCGCTCCTGATAGTATTGTATTTGATTACTATATGATCTTTTGTTATCTACATACAGATATGCCATTGCACATAAAGCTAAAAATAAAATAGCCTTTTCTGTGTTCTTAACAAACTCTTTAAATGAAACTAAAAACTTAGTCATATTATACTAAATACATTCCAATAAACGAAAAATCATATGGCCCTGCTTGAGTACTTTCGAAAATAAGTTGATTACCTACTAATGATTTTACAGCTATACCTGCCGATCCAGTACCGGTCGCCGTAACAAATACATTATAATATAATGTGCCTGATAATCCATTAACTGTAATTGGAGGTGATACTGTTGCTCCCGAATTAATTCGTCCGCCGCCGGCAAACATTGTAGCATTAGATGCAATGGATATCGTCGAACCACTTTGTACAACTTGAATTGTACTTAAATTATTAGCTAATGTTGCATTAGTTGCTGATGCAGCTGATGTAGCATATGAAGCTGATATTGAATTTACTGCCCATGAACTAGTTCCAAACAATGATCCGGTGATTCCACTTTGTACATTTAATGAACCTGTTAATAATGTAGGCCCTATTACATTAAATGACCCTGTTACTCGTAATGAACCAGTAACTAATGCAGTACCACTATATGGAAATCCCGTACCAGAACCTCCTCCATTTAATGCATATGAAGCTGTTGTTGCAAATGAAGCAGATACTACGGCAGCTACATATGAAGCTGTTTGTGCAAATGACGAACTTATCGATGAATTACTAGTTAATGAATTACTAGCAAATGATGAACTTAAACTATATGAACTAGAAACACTATATGAAGAACTTACTGAGTAAGATGAACTTACACTTAATGAACTAGATAATGAATATGATGCTGATACAACCGAACCTAATAACGATCCCGTAAATGATCCTGTAAATGAGCCTGTTCTATAAGATGCTGATCCGGTCCATGTATTTAATGATGCAATAGAACTAGTAACACTAGAAATAGCTGTTATATTAGTCTGCGTAATTATTTTATCACCGCTTAAATACAATGAAGATAATACGGAACCAGTACCATCGGTTACTGTAGATCCACTAACCTGTAAAATTCGGTGGTAAGATTGTGAAATATAAAGATTAGTTAAATCGTATGCCATTTGTAATATTTCATATAAATATATAAATGGCTAATAAAATAGATTTAAGCCTCGCCTTTAGGAGTGTTAAACGGAGAATAATCATCCCATATAAAGTCTGCTTCTTGCTTATTAGACTTTGTTTCATTTAATATATCAGCGATCTGATTATGAGAATTCGTAAGTTCATTAATATGACTATTCATTTTAATAATAGCGTCTCTATATAATGTATTATTAGATTCTAATTTAACAATCTTATCTTCCAATGTCTTTACTCTATTACTTAACAGTACATATAGTACGTATCCACTAAGTAATACTCCTATTACTAATATTATATCCATAAAGTAAATATATGAAATTTAATTCAATAATCAAAAAAATAATTGGTCTGGATACCAATTAAATCCGTCATATGAATCAACGACCCTGGCCTCGGTATCTTTTAGGTTTCTGGTCTTTTGGTCCCCAGGCTTTTTTTGCTCTGCCTTTTTTCTTTTCTCCGAAAGTGATTTTGATTGACCCTTTTGCATTACCTTTTGATTTTTTATCTTTTGCCATAAACTTAGTAAGTTAAATTTCCCATTTGAGTAGCTTTGTCGAACTTGCCGAGCAAGTCTTGATTTGGCATAACCGCGATCCAATCATCGCCTCTATCAGTAACCGTTGCTCCTTTTTGAAGGGCATTAACTTTCCAAGCTTCGAATTCTTCGAATTTTCTATTTATGATGTCAGCATTGGCTTGTGTCTGCTCAACACCCATTGGCGAAAAGTAAATAAGTTCCTGTCCATATTCTTTAATTATGGCAGAAACTTCTTCGCGAATAATTTGTATTAATTGTGATTTTTTCAATTAGAACTTAAATTTGGTTCTGTATTGAGAGATCATGTTCATGTAAGCTGATACTTCAGCTTTAGAAATGTCAAGTGCTAAACATATGTCATTAAACATTGCAGCTACTTGTGGTTTTGTTAAGTTATTAGACTTTTGTAATGAATCTACTAACTTATCCATAGGCTGCTTAAGGGAAGATGGGTACTTAACGTCACTTAAATTATAAGTTTCATTTGTTAATTGTTTTTCACTTAAAGCAATTTTTACTTCTTGCTCAATTAAATTTACTAATTCTTGTTTTTTCATCTTTATCTTCCCTTAGCAGGCTATTGGTTGTTTTACTTTTTAGTTGATTCTACAGAAGCTTTTTTGTAAGCAGTTACATGCTTCTTAAGTTCATTGATTGCTTTTCTTGCTCTACCTGCAGCGGATTTGTTTTCCTTTTCTACAAATGTAGCATGATTAGATTTAAATGATTCCCATAACACTTCCATTTCAGTGTAAATTTCAAAAACTGTTTTGTTTTCCATAATTGATTTGTTTATTTGTTTAAAAATTTAATATAAATATCAAAAACCTTTAAAATTCATTGATTATAGTGTCTATTGAATTTAATTTATTCTTTAATTCAATGCATTTTTCAAAGTCTTCTGTATTACTGTAATATTCGATCATTTTATTGATCAAAGTTTTTTGTTGGTCAGCTTCTAATTCAATTGGCCAGGCAATATATTTTGTATTAATTAGATCATATGTACGATCCATGATGTAGCCAAAGTTATTATCCATAGTTTTAAATTGAGTCTAAAATAATAAACTTAAGTTTTGCTGTATAACCTTTAGGTAGTTTGTTTATGTATCCTTTAAACTCCGCCTTTGATTTATCTGCACGAAACGAAAGAGTCTTTTTATTTAAATTCATCATACATTGTGATGTAGTCCACATCTTATACTTGTTATCTCTTCGATATGGATTCATAAATGGATCACTAGTATACTGTTTAGACAATGCATCTAATACTTCAAAATCAGACTTAACTGTATTAAGCTTATCAGTTGCAATATTCATTCTAGATACTGATGAGTCTCGTTTAGTACCACCTGTATAACCTGTTTCAGGATATTCTATTCCGTGATTTGTTCTTACGGTAGTTTCTCCATCTTTTAATTGTTTAATAACAGGCAAGTGTTTAGATGTCATTTCAATCATATACGCGTATTTAGTATTAGCAACAATTGTCATTCCTTTTACACCTACGTCAGATTTGTCTTGTCCGACAAAGTATACTACTGACTTAATTGTTTCTGATAGTTTTGTTTTACTTAACGCAGTTCGAATCTTTAATCCATCAAATGAAGGTGTGATTCCTTTCTTACCTTTATCCTTAGCTAAGTCTCCTTCTTTTTCATCAAAGTCAACCATTAAAGATGAATTAACAATACCTACTCCAAATTCATTAATACCTTCGGACCAATCTGTTAATGTATCATGTATATACAATACTTCAACATTGTTTATTATTTCATGTACTACTTCAATACTTGCTTTATATGCTCTATCTCTATTCTTAGCTAAGATAGTATCATTATTTAAATTAACTTTAGCTACAACACATTCATTTATTTTAGATTCAAATGCAGGCCTAGGCACTACCGGTCCTAATGTTTTTATCATTTGATCTGATGACTTTGTTAATTGGTCACCTGGTTCATAGGTAGGTCCTGAATTAAGAACTTTATATGTTAAGTCTCCATTTGAATGTACATATACTAATTCACCTTTTGATTTGTAATGTGTACATGTAGGATTGATATTTTTTACAATATCACCGGGCTGAAACTCATATGGCTTCGACACATTTAAAAGGTTATTCTCTAATTTCATTTCCATTATAAATATTAGTTCTCCAGGTAACTACATTATTTAATTGTTCTTGTGACCAATAATCATAATACGAAGTAGATTTAAATAATTTATCCGATTTACTAGTTAAATCATTTAAGTCTTGTACAATCCAAATATAACAATCTGGAAAATTAGTAACTACTCCATTTAAACTAAACGGCGTTCTAGGATCAGAATCTAATACTACTTTATTTAACGACATATACTGCTCATTTAAATATTTAGTCATATGTTCTAATGCTTCGACGGTATACTCTAAATAATTTAATAAATAAAATATACAGACTTTATTATCTATTATATTACAATGGTCTATTTGAACATTGATTGTATTTAATTCACATGCTTCAACAGTAAATTGATTTGTGGCTGTTTTTGCATATGGACATATACTTTGATTACCTAACTCAATTTTTGGTACTTGAATATATTTAAACCATTTATGAATTTCATTTACCATGGAAGATCATCATATGAATCAATTGGCGTAAATTTAGTGTTGTAATCTGTATGTTTTACAGCTAAGTCATACAAATCTACATCAGAGTCTTGTAGTGCATTTGGCTTATAACCTTCTAAAATTTCATATAGTATTTGAAATATGTTATCAACATTATAGCTACTAATAACTAAATAAGTTTTAATGTCTTTACCAAAATGAAGCATTTCTGATTCACGTAAATCAGATAATTCATTTGAAGCACGTGGGTTCATAATAAACGAATCATCAACTTTAGTTATTAATATTAATTTACGTAGTCCGCCATCGGTAAACGTCTCAGCAACTGTTTCTATGCTAGACCAGGATTGTACGGGCGACTTAGGTTTATATTCATATGGAATAGCAACAACTGGTCCGGAATAATGTTTATTATGGTTCGTAACAATAAATACATTGGGACTGTTTTTTATTAATTCATATACATACTCATAGCTATTAGATATACTAGTACCTCGAAATCCATATGAATCCGGCGTATCAAACACTTTCGGAAATTTCTTTTTTAACTTGAATAAATCCGTTTTTATTTTTTCAAATTCTTGTGATAAACGTCCGGTATACTCACCTTGAGCGCCGACCGCACCTGGGTTACCTTCGAACCAACGTTTAAGTAAATTATATAATTCAGCCTCTGCCTGTGTATTATCTTCTTCGGGTGCATTTTGATACTTAGCCATACGCGGACTTTCTCCAAATGCTACATCGCCCATTGGAATATCCTCGAGTAATTTTTTAAGTCTAATCATATACAAATAAATATTACATGATTACTTTAAGACCCTGTATATCGGTTAAAAACTGCTCTACGGTTAATGATTTACCTTGATCTGTTTTAATAGTAACAGACAGTAATAGTTCAGGTGACCTATCTACCATTTTCATTAATGCTTTAAGTCCTAATCCCGCATAGAATGTTTTAAATGAAGCTTCTCCTAATAAGTTCGTGTCTTTGATACAGTCTTTTTCTGTATCACCTGGTAACATAATAAAATATTGCATTAGTCTGCTTGTGCCTTCATTAAATCTTTAAGAAATACAGTAACATACACGCCCTTAACTGGAAAGTATATTTTATAATGTTCAGTAGTAGCGTATTCAGTAACTCCATCTTTATATGGATTCTTTTCCATTACATATCCTTTTCCATATTCAGGATAGATTGGCCAATAGTACCATTCTTTAGCTGAATCCATTGTATCATTATTACTTGTAGAGTTCATATATGGGCGTGTATTCTATATTAATCGTTGTGTATTTGAACCAAATCATGAGATAAGTCATCTAATGAATTTACTGTAATTCTTAAAGATCCTATTTCAAAAGTTCCGGTATCATTTGTTTCTTTAACTATCTCATTCAAGTTCATAATAACATCAAAGTCATATTGTGTTAAACTGTTCATGTTAAACTCTACTTGTATTTGAAAGTCTTCAGCATTAATAGGATTAATTTCAGTAAACCAATCATCTATCACGCTATTAGGTTTATAATTATAAATTACCGCGCATTTATTGTATACTGGAATTAAAATAGGATGTTGATTAGCATCATTCTTAATCCAACTACCCCATTTCTTAATATAATACTTGCTAGCATTGTATTCAGCTTCAGTAAAATAATCATCATTCTTACCAATCTCACCTGTCCATCGATGCCCTCTACAAGTTAAATGATATACTAGAGCATCTCTAGATTGAACTAGTTCATATCCAGCTAACAACCATCTTTGAAATATATCAGAGTCTTCATATGGGAATGGAGCAAAACCCCAATCATGTCCACCGATAGCATTAAAGTCTTCTTTATAAATAACCCATGGAGCAAACATACTCTTTGAAGTAACTCCATTCATTGCTACTTGTTCTTCATCTACAAATGATTCAAATCCTTCAATGTTTAATGAATCAAAGTCTAAACCAAAATCCATAACTATTTTTTCTGGACCTGCAGGATGCAACGGCGGTTCAACTCTAGTACCACATACAACTGTTTTAGGTTTTAAATGCTTAATTGTATTTTCTACATAGTTCTGACCCATTATCATATCGGCATGCATTATACCTACAATATCATTTGTAGCTAGTTGAATACCTAAATCATACAGTACTGTATGACCATCTCTAGTAGGACTTTTATATGGAATTACATTCGGATCATCTAACCCGATAATCCATTCCCATGTACCATCAGTTGATGCATCATCTAATAAAACTATTTCAGCATTAGGTGCATGTTTTTTAATTGAATTATATGCATTTTTTAAATGCCTTAAATTATTATGCGACGGTATTACTATTGATATCATGATTTTTGTATTGTTAGTCCCCAAATTACATTAGGTGAATATGGATTATAATGTTGATAGTACTGAGGGTGATTTATTTCCTTTGATGTTTCTGACCATTGATGAAAGTCTTCGGAAATATAAAACTTTTCATCTACTATAGTATAACCATTACTAGTAAGTTCTTTTAAGATAAGTTCTTGTCGCTGTGTATCATAATATCTTAAAAATGGTTCTCCACTTGTTTCATAATTCATGAACGGCCCGGCCGGTAAAGTTATTATTAATTTAGATTTATTATCTTTAAGTAACTTGCAAGCTTTATTAATACCCCTAATATCATGATTCCATCTACATGAATCATCTTCAGCTAATCCATTTGCCATTCTATTACCAGCAAACCAAAAGCCAAAATGTTCAAATACCGAAATTGATATTATATAATCAAATTTATTTGTTTCATCAAACTCAATGAAATCACTTTGTATATGATTCCAATCTGTATTTAATTTTAACCAAGCATTTTCTTCTACCGGAAGTATGTCTGTTGTTGTGACATTATTAAAACCTAACTCTTTTATAGTTTCACTTACACCCTCAACACCTCCCCATCGTTCTCCAATGATTAATATTGATTGTTCTTTACCTTCTAACTGATCAGCGAAGTATGGTACTTCAACTATTTTTGTTCCTTTTAATTGTATCATAAACTGTATTGCTCTCCATATGTTCTTAAATTAAAATATAATGAATTATATTCAGAATTACTAAAGTAATTATACATTTGTGTTTCTGCTCTTTGACAAAATTCATTAATACCTATATTTACTTTGTTTTCTTTAAATGTTAATGAATTCATATGAGTGATAGTATTATTATCTGATACTACAATTTTTAATCCTTTAGTTTCAGCTATACATCCTCCATAAAGATCCGTACCCCATCCATATATCAATTCGTCCGGGAACTGTTTAATTTCTTCTAAAATGTCTCTTCTAAATAAAGGAGCTTGGAAATCAATCCATCGTACTTCACGCAATCCTTTACCCCAATTCCACATTTGTTTCCAATGACATTGTTCCATTGAAGCATTAATAATAGTAGGAGAATAAATACTAGCATTAGATTCTTTTGCTTCTCTTAAAGATGTAGTTAAAAACGAAGGTCCATGAAATACTAAATCATTATTTAAAAAATACATGTATTCATGATTAGTTGTTAGAAAATATTCTACCGCAGCATTAATTCCTCCGCCAAAGAATATATTGGTTTCTAATTCATGTGTTGTTGATTTTGCTTTAGGTTCTGATGATCCATTGTCTATTACCATTAGTTCACATTCATTGAACATAGGATCTTGTTTTAATTGATTAACTAAACTATCAGTCCAATTAGGTAAATTATGATTAAGTGTTACTATTAACATAGGGTGGGTATAATTGATTAAATGTATAATTCGTTTTAAATTTGTTTAATAAATAATTGTATTTTGATTCTAAGTTATTATTAGATAACCATTGTGATTGATATGATATCAAATCTGTTCCATTCATACTAATACCATTTTCTATATATGGAAAATAACCCGATCTTGATACTATGAAAGGAAATACGCCTTCAAAATAATATCGATCTAATTTTGTATTAAACCACGTATCACTAATTAGATCAAAAAATACATTAATTGGTTTTTTTGTAATTACATATAATGAATGTATATAAAATATATCCATATGCGCATATGGCAATTCTTTAATAATATCATTTTTCCATAAACTAATTTCTACATCTGTATCTGTATACGCTACATTTAAATTATATTCTAAACCTAACATTCCATACGACCCGACATCTTCGGTACTAATAAAATCTTCTATTGAATTACGTTTATTTAAAAAATTATTAATATACCATTCTCTTAAATAATCACTATGTGAATTAACGCCACTTTTAGTGTGAACAAACCAATAGTTATCGTATTCCTTGCCAGAATCTCGAAGTAATTTTAATGCAGCTTGGTAAGCAGACGCATCACTTCTACTATATAATGACTCATTTACTTTAGCTATTTGAGTATTTAGTTCATATTCATTAATTATATCTTCTATATTATCTAAGCTGCCGGGGTTGATACCGACATATAAATCACTATCCAAAAACTTAGATTTAAATGTTTCAAGAAACTGTCTCAAAACAAATTCTCTATCTTTACTAAAGATTGAAGCAGCGAATATAATACAACTAGACATTATTTTTTATAAATAAACGCAATATCAGATACCAATGCTTTTTCAATATGTATTTCCATGACATTATTGTTTAAGTATTCTATTTCACTAGCAGATAAACAATTACTTTGTATAATACCCGTAGCCTTCCAATCTCGTAAAATTTCTAAAGTAGCTACATCGCCGGGTCTAGTATATGCAGAATTATTCGCTGTATGCAAATCTTCAATTACAAATATACCACCTGACTTTAAGACAGGGAACATATGACCTAATGTAATTTGTTGCTGATGTTGCCAATGACCGCCGTCGTCAATAATAATATCAAACTTATCATATGAATTATCGACTACATTCTGTAATTGAGTGCGGTCTGATTGATCACATACTAAAATTTTAGTATCGGGCAATGATATATGAGATAAGTCTAATATATCAGCGCCTACTAATTTACCTGCAGAAAAATATTCACGCCACATTCGAAGGCTTTCTCCCTCCCATAGACCTATTTCTAAAAAAGTATCCAATGTAGTACGATACTTGTTAAAATGTTTTTCATAGATGTCTAAATATCCATGATATACATTACCCTTATCTGATTTGTATTTCAGACTAATTTGTTCTAATGATTCCATATATTGTTTAATATTCGCTAAGTGATGGCATTCCAATACCTAAATAAAGTTTAGATATTTTAGTTTGATTATAATTTGTAGGTTTGTCAAGTTCAAATTGATGAGCATAGTGATAGTTTTTAAATAACGGACCTTTTGGCATTAATCTAATAACTTGGCTGTATAAGAGCCATTCCCCGTACCATGTAAACTCTGATCCATTGACTTGTATAAGATCACTAAATTTTAAATTATTAGGAATTATATAATTATCTTCTAATGATTTCCATACCTTACTAGACCAAATCGTAGGGCCTGGACCAAAGTCATAAACCGCTCCTTCTCTTCCAAATAACTCCATGATATGTTTACGCTCCGCAACAAATGACTCATATGGGTCAAAGTGAAGAGGATGTTTTTCCATGAACTCAAAAAAAGACTTATATTCATGACATATAGTATATGGTGTCTCATCATCAAACATAAAGTCACTGATCTTAAAATCTTTAATAAAGAAACAATCAGAATCAACACATAGATAATTTTCGCATTGAATTAATTTCCAGAATTGACTTTTAACTACTTGCTGACCTTTCCATCCTTGATTAAATGTATCAATATCTTCGTCCTTTAAAAGAGTATAGTTACTTTCACCTAACTCTTTTTTAAATAAGTCCATATCAGCTTCGGGAACAGAAATATAAAATGGAATATTATCAACATTGTATTTATTGATACTATCTAATAATTTTTTTGCTCGATGTACATCTAAATGATAACTTTTACAATATAATACTATCTTATCCATATTTTATTTTTGTTTAATTGTTTTATTCATATGCGGTTATAATCTTATAAGACTCTACAAATCCTTTACCTTTTTTCATACATTGAAAATTAGTATGAAATCCATTTACTACATCATCAGAAAAATAAGGTCTATGTATTTGTGACTTAAACTGATTTAACATCTTCTTTTTAATATAATAAAATTCTTTCAAAGAAACAAATAAATTTGGTATCCATGTTTCTAAAGTAGATGGTGACTTGTATTGTATAATACTATATGGGTTTATTCTAGATAATGGTGCAGCTAAACTACTTACTATAACATGTTCGAAATGACTATCATATTCTGATGTCGTCATAATACAATCATAGTCAAACTTTTTAGTAAAGTTAGTTTCAATCCAATGGATCCATTGATCAACATCTTTATGCTTAAATAGTTTTTCATCACTAAAATGCAAATGACAATTTTCAGATTCCGATACCGACCAAGCATTTAATACTTCTTGAATACGACTTTCACCGGTGGTAGTATCACAATCACCGCCTTGTGTTAAACATAATACATCGAAGTGAGTATCATGATGTTTTAAAATAACGCCGGCTACACTGTATTCAGCATCATCGGGGTGCGGTGCTAATACCAAGACCCTATTAAAATTTAAAAATTTCATTTTCTATTTAAATTAAATTTGTATCCTTGCGGAGCATATACTCTAATTCCATAACGTCTAGCAAAATCTCTAAACGCATCTGTAATTGAATCATGCTCTCCTTTATATGAAAAGTCAATTAAATTGATTTCTAGTTTATTAATTGTTAATACCGGATAATCGTGAGTAATAGAATATTCAGGTATATCATAGTACGACATTAAATCTTTAAAGTCAGCGACTAATCCATCTAACATTATAAACTTTTCTTCTAATGTAGTATCCGCAATTGTTTTAATTAATTTAGCCGGCGAACCTGCATAAATTCCTTTCGGTATAGTTAATGATTTAGTTACTGTCGAATGCGATCCTATCACTACATTATCACATATATCTACTCCAGGCATAATAATTGACTTCCATCCTACTATTACATTATTACCTACATTAATGCCATTAAATGTTCTAGGATATCCGTCTAAGATATTATACCAAAAGCCATGTGTAATTAAATCGACATCATGAGACAACCCAACGTCATTGCCAATGTTAACCGGAGCGGCTAAATTGATATGACCAGTATGGCATACCATTCCGGATCCTATTTTTAAATTAGCATATGGAAAGTTTGAACTACCTCCTCCGATAAGCATTCCTCGACTATCAGTAGGTCCATTATAAAAATACTCACCTAAAGTAACATTTTCTGCATTAACAGTAAACCTATCACCTATAATACTATTATCGCCGATTTCTAAACGACCTCTAACTTTAATATTAATGTTTTTACCAAATTTAACGTTATTACCAATAACTAACTCGCCGGCTTCAAGTACTCCTGTCATATAATTCCTCCGCTTATGTTTAAGTTTTGCCCTGTCATGTATCCTGTTTCAATTAGGTAATCAATTGTATTATATAACTCATCAATCGTTCCCCATCTTTTTGCTGGAATGTTATTTTTGATTGTTTCCCTAAAATCTTCTGGAATTTTATAAGTCAATCCACCATCGAAGTATCCTAATTGTAGGCTATTACATGTGACATTTTTATTTGCATTTTCTAAGGCTACTGTTTTAGTAAAGCTATCAACAAACCCTTTACATCCTGCATACACACTCGTACTCATTACCGGATGATCTGCTAAGATAGAAGATACTAATATAACTCTACCGAATTGCTGTTCTCGCATATAAGACAAGCAATTGGATACTATGTTAATTGTACCATTTATATTAACATTAATTTGTTTATCGATAGTCTCAATGTTAGATTCTGATATCTTATGTGCGAAGGTATCTGAGTTATAACCACTTAAGTTAATTACTATATCTACTTTATTAGCTTCGAAAAAAGTCTTAACCGTTGCAAAGTCAGTTACATCTACATCTATAGAACGTAATCCTAATACATTGTATTTATTTTTGAGTAGTGGTAGCAATTTACTTCCTAATCCTCCGCCTGCTCCGAATAATGCTATTGTTTTCATCGCTTTGCTATAAAAATTTCTTGCGTATCTGCATATGAAAATCCATAGCCAGGTCCAAAATACTCACGTAGATCATTAAAATACTTTTCTTTATCTGCGAAGAATAGTGTATGAAGGCTTATATGCATATTAACATTTAAAGTCTTCCAAAAAGGATCTTTTAATAGTTCACTTTCATATCCTTCAATATCTATCTTAATAACTGATATATCATCTTCTGTTAAGTTATATTTAGTAAAAATATCTTTGATTGATATCGTATCACACTCTATGCTATTCGCTGTTTTAGTAAAACTAGTAACACCGCCGCCTAATTCATCTGCACCAATGGCTAACTTAGATTCAGAAGAAACAGCTACATTCTCACATATAATATTTTGAAAGTTGTTTGCTTTTACATTCTCTACTAAATACTTATAAGCACTCGGATCTGGTTCGAAACACAAACACTGCTTCGAATGTTGCTGTGCTACTAATGATATCGGTCCTTGCCATGCTCCTATATCGATAAAGGTCTTGTTTTTATCTAGGTGTGGTATAATATCACTAAACGTGCTAGTTTCCCAAGATTCTTGATAAATAGTTCTCCAAAAATTATCTAAATCAGGCGTTGATGGAGTTACTACAAACTCTACATCTTGTTTTTTTATTGTTATCATTTTATTTCTACTTTACTTGACCAATTACTACTATTTTTATTCATATGCGCTAGATAATACTTTTCATCTTCGGGCAAATTATTTGGATCATAATAAAATGGTGCATGTTTAACTATATAAGGAACACCTACCCTCAGTGTATTATTAGACCATGTAGGTATCGTATTTGGAGCATGCACTGAGAACGTTGTATCAATAGGATGTGGATATAATTCTACACCTGACTCATCTATAATGCCATTTGTCCAATATGTTGATTCATAACTATACACCCATTCATTTAATGAATATGACCTGTCAATATCATCTATTTTGATTGACATACCAACTTTTGGTTTATTATACTTTAAAGCAAATGCTATTAAATCTTCAATAAAATTATCCGGTACCGTATCTAATGGAATAATGTCACTGTCATTAAACACATACCAATCAGATACTATTTCAATAAACTTAGGATGATTCATTTGAACTAAATCTCTAAATGCATGACATGAATTTTCTGTTATATCATTATGAAATACATCTACATTAGATGTTTTATACCAATCTAATAAAGGTTGATATGTCGATTGGTTATCAATGATTATAATGTTAGTATAGCCCTTACTTTGAAGTGCATTAACTTGTTCTACGAGAGGATGAAATCTATCTCTATTAAGAATTACTATTGGAATTTGTTTATTATTCATAATATATTAATTAGGCATTGCAGGTCCAAATTGATCATATGTGTTT